CTGTATGCACTGACGCACATACATGTATATCTCCCCGTCAGGGGGGCGACCGTTAACATGTTAACTAACTATAATATAAAAAAGGGCTATGGTTGTAAAGCCATAGCCCTAGCCGTAGCCCCTATTTAAGGGCTACTAATTGCCCAAAGTTAGTGCCGTAAGTGTTTTTGGCTAAGTAGCTAAAACTACCTATTAAAACAGCACCTAGTGCGTTTTGCCTACAACCGTTAGCACTATTAGCGTTAGCTAAAATACTGCTACCACTTAATTGGCTAATTTGCTGTATTTGTGCAAGTGGCACTACCTTAGCTTGGCTAGGCACTACCATACTAACAAGCTTAGCGTGTACCTTAGGGCAAGTAGTTTTACCCTTAAGTTTGCTAATAGCTTGTTGCTGTACACCGTTAACACAAGCCCACAATATAGCACCTGCAACGCTATTTTGTGTTTGCTGTGCCTTAAGCATTGGTTGCCAAAGTGTACCTTTAGCATTAACGCCACCAAACAAAGTGCCGTTGGCTGTAAAGGCGTTTTTATTAAGCTGTAAGCCCCATTTATGTATGCCACCGTTGGCATTAATAAATGCTACTAAACTAGCAACTAAAGTGTGGGCATTTTTTTGGTTTACTTGCCCTTGTAAACTTGTAGTAAAATTTAACATTACGTTAACCCCTTTTACTAAAACATGGTGGCTTAATTACCAACCAATATAAAAACAGTACAAAATTATTTTAACTTTGTAAACACCTAAATTACTTTTTTATTAAATTTTTTTGCATTACCGTTATGCAAAAAATGCACCAGCTAATTACTTAACATGTTAACGGTCCCAGGCACTATATTTGTGTGTGCGTATGCGTACGAGCGTGAGCGTGTGTACCCTATATGATTCAATACTACTCACACCCATACACATGTCAATCCATCAGGCAAGTAATAATACTGCCATCAGGATTGCTACTACATATAAAAGCATCATTTGCTTAGCTCATGGTGTAAGGCAAATACCATAACAGCAGTGACTGCCATACCACATAGTATTAGTTGCCACTCAAAGGTAAATATGCACATAACTAAGAATGCTAGTGAAAGTAAAACACATACCCAAGCAAGAATAAAATTAAATGTTTGCATTAGTAGTCCTCCCAACTTGGGCTGTCCGCCTCCCACTCAATGGTAGGTTTATAGTTAGCTTGGCATGTGTCACATAGTTGCATGTTGCCACTATAATTAGTAGCACCACAAGTACGGTCTACAAAATGTCCAGGCTCAAACTCTAAGGTTGCAATATTAGTGCGATCAGGCACCCACATATTTATTTTATTGTTACACATTGTTAACTCCATTGGTTGTTTAAGTTATGTTTATAGTATTACCTGTGATTTATATAGAGCAATAAAAAGATTGTCTAGTATAGATGGGCTGAATCAAATTGACTCCGCTCGCCCAAACAAAAAAGAAGGAGGGCGGACCCTCCAACTTTCAGGGGCTAAGAAATACGCTGTCCATCCACACCGTACACTTGAGTTTGGCGAAAGATTCCATCCACATAAATATGGTAATCAATCGGCTTTACATTATGTTTGCCGTAGTCCCTATAAAAATCTACCAAGCCATTGACGTCTTCCCAAATGTACTTTTGTGCATCTTTTAAATTGTCAAAGCTTGAGGCACATCGCATATAAGCATACACATACTGTCCAGGTTGTAGGGGACCTCTTGCAACTATTACCTCAGGTACTGCTTCGTTTAATTTATCTTTTTCCATTGTTAGCTCCTTGTTAAAATTTTAATTATTTATAGTATGGGGCATGATTTAAATAGAGCAATGGTAAAAGTGTCATACGATTTTTTCTTCCCGTCGTGAATCAATTAGAATCAACTTGACTCATGTGTATTACTGTATATGTGATGGTACATGTATATGTGATTCAAATAGAATCCTCAATCCATCCATCCATCCTGACCCGAGAACATTTGAGAAAATAAGACTTGCCATGCTTTTTGATCCATGTTGATCGGTCGCTTCGCATCGTACAAAACTTCACCATCCATCAACCTCGCTCCAAGGTTCTTTCCATCAATAATTAATACGCTCTGGGAGGAAGGATGATGAACCAAGTTATAAACCCGACCTCCATGCTGAGTTCTTAAGGTCTGCCAAGCAATCTGCAAAGGTCTAAATGTTGGGTAACTCTTGTCGTTTCTTGTTGTCAAAACCTTTAATTCAAACCAAGCCTCGTTCCCCTTATAACATCCACTCAGGTCAGGTATCCCAGTCGCCGTGTAGGATTCTAACCTACTCCAATGACACATTCCCTCGGTCTGTTTTTTAATTATGTTCCAAAATTTTGTTTCAGGTTTAATCATTTTGTTAGGTCTAAAAAAACCCCCAGTCGTAAAACTGGGGGCTGATGTTTATTGTTTTGGGATAACGTAGAGCTCTACAAAGTTTTTACCCCATGAAGTAGACTTGGCTGACTGCCCACCGTTAAGAGCGTCAATTAAAGCGTGGAACGAACGTGCCTTAATTGATTTATGGTATTGGTCAACCATAGCTAAGGTAAGAGGATCCTTACCTTTTTGACAATTAATTAATTGCCAGACAACCTTAGCACGGAGGGTAGACTTTGGCGTACCATTTTCCTCATATAAGGTTTTTTGTTTTTCCCACGGAAAAGGTAACTTGTCTTTTACGTTAACACCGTCAACAAGACGTACACCAACATTGTTGATATTACCCCCAGCGTTTTGCTGAACAAATGCTGTGATATCAGCAACTGTAACACCCTCACGGGATTTAATACGCTCAGCTGATAAGCTAGTAATACCAGTGAAAACGATAGGCTTTTGAGGTGCCTGAACCTTTTTAGCTATTGCCATAATAAACTCCTTTCTACGAGTTTTGTTGTTTAAGTTATGCTAATAGAGTACTATATGTTTTCGTCATTGTAAACACCTAATTACTCATTACGATTACTTTTTTTATCGTAAAAAAATGGGGGCTGATTAACCCCCATTTTGATTTAAATATGTTTAAAAATACGAAGGTCTTGATTTAAAGGGTGAGCATCCATACTTGTTGTAAGATGCAACCAAACCTTACCATCGTGTTCTTTGTATTCATAAACAACACCGTTTTTACCATAAAAATATATGACGCAATCTTGATTTGGTATTGTTGGTTTTAACGTCGGGGTGTCATAACCATCGTATGCGTCTACCCTCGGGTGTGCGTAATTATTTTCATAAAACCTAAAAGCTTTAATCATATTAGCTACATCCCGCTTACTCATATTCCTACAAGTGACGGTCTCAATAGTATAGTTATGATGGTCAACTATTTGAATATAGTTTGTACCAGTCTTTTTATTAACAAACATTTGAACTCCTTTCATGATTGTTGTTTTACTTTATAATTATATAGTAAAGTGTGACGAAAGGGGAGGTACTAAAAGATAGTCTGTTGATTAGTTTGATTTTTTAGGTGATTCTGTGTGATTCACGAGTTGGGGGAACTCTTTTTGAATACGTTTGATTTCGTCCATAACCTCATCACGATTCATTTGGTCAATCCGTCCGTGCAATATCTCTTTTCTATCTATATATAATCCAGCCGCCTGACCTCTTGCTTTTTCGGCGGCGACAGCAGATGCGTAATTCTGGTTAGCCATCGCATCGTCTCGTATTTGTGATAATTTACGAACGTGACTTTCAAAAGTAACTTCGTACTTCTGTTGTAGTTCAATCTTAAGTTGATGAATCCTATCCAAGATTTGTGGAAAGTCCCTGCCGTTCAACATCTTACTAGCAATCGCATGAGCATTGGACTTGGCGTATCCTGCTTCAATCGCCGCCTCAGTCTGTGTTACTTCCTGAGTTGCGTAGATTTTACAAAACTTTTCTTGTTTGGGTGTTAATCCAAAACTTACTTTAGGATTAGCAACCACTTCTAATTTAGGTCGGTGTGTTACTTTAGCTCTAGCCATATCTATATTATATAACTCTGCTTAATAGAAGCAACAAGTGAAATCTAATCGTCGCCAAATAACTCCACTTGTTGTCGCGAAACGGAAATAATCGATATTAGATATTGT